GGAGGCTTTATTTCATCATTCAGAAAGAATGAATCGCTCTGCTCTAGGTCTAGCTATATTTGATGCTGCCTACGAAAAAACAGGTAACTTTGATTTTGCTATAAGAGAAGCTAAAAATTTAACTTTTAGAGCCTTAGGTGATTTTACGAGGGCTACAAAAGCACCTATATTTTCTAGTCCGATTGGTAAAGTAGCGTTTCAATTTAAATCATATCCGTTACAGATGACATACATTATGTTGCGTGATTTTAAAGTTATGACAGGTATTACAAACGACATAACTCCTCAAGCCTTAGAATCACAACTACGAGAAGATGGAGCAACGGAAGAGGAGATAGCTCAAGCGGTAACTAAGTATAAAAAAGAAATACGACAGTTTAAAAAAGAAGCGGCTAAAAACTTTTTTGGCGTTATGGGGTTGACCACTGTGCTAGGGGGTTTAGCTGCGGGGTTCCCTTTATACTCGGCTATGGCTGCTCTAATAGAAACTATGTCTCAGATAGACGATGAAGACGAGCCGTACGAACCTATATACGATTTTGATACTTGGTTCTACAATTGGATGACTACAGAAATGGGGTTAAACAATAGGGTAGCGGCCGCAGTTATTAGAGGAGTCCCCGCAGAGTATGCAGGTTTAGGACTTTCAGATAGGGTGAGTTTAGATATTTTAAAACTTTGGTTTAGAGACGGTTTAGACAGAGGAGACGATGAAGCTTATTTGTATTCTCTAATTATAAGTAATTTGGGACCAGCCGTAAGTATACTAGCAAATACGGCTAAAGCCTCTAACTTTATAAGAGATGGAGAATGGTACAGGGCTGTAGAGGTTATTATGCCCGCTATAATTAAAAGCCCAATGATGTCTGCAAGATATGCGGAAGAGGGTGCAAAAACAAGATCTGGGGAATACTATATAAAACCCGGAGAGATAACCGACTTAGATTTATTTATAAGAGCTATAGGTTTTGCGCCAGAAAAAGTACTGCGTGAGCAAAAAGCTTTAATTAAGAAAAAAGGTTTGATGTCAAAGGTAGATCAAGAGAAAGCCAGCATACATAGAGCTATAGTAAACGCTATGGTAAATGGGGATTTAGCAGAGATACAAAGAGTTTTTAAAAAAGCTGATAGATTTAATAAAAAATATCCTGGGATAAGACCTATATCACCCCTTTCAGTCCAAGAATCAATGGCCTCTAAAACTAAAAATTTACTTGAAAAAGATTTGTTAGATGGCTTAGGCAAAAATTATTATTTTCAATTTAAAGACGATATAAAGGTCATAGGTGAAGAAGATTATAAAAAAGGTGGTTTAGTTAAGAGATTCCAAAAAGGAGGTGTGTCAAAAATAGATCGAGATAAACTAATAGAACTTATGAAAGAGGGTAGTTACGATCCTACTATAGCTAACCCTAATTTGGAGTTCAAGTATGACCCTAAAGATAGCTCTCTTGGTTACGTTAAAAAAGATAACTTAGTTAAGCGCTCAACACTTAAAGCGTATAAAGATGCCATACGAGATAAATTAACAAAAGATGGACAGATAGTTAATAGATTGCCGTTAAAAAGAGCACAAGATATGTATTTAACAGATAGATTTTTAGATCAAGATAGAGAGGGACAAAAATTAACTTTACAACATGAGCTAGAGCATATAAGTGGCCAAAAAGCTAAACCCTACTTTACTCAAATAACAGAAAAAGAAAAAGATCTTCCAGCAGACGAATTTAGAAAACGAATTATTAAAAAGGCACAAGGGGCTAGCGCTCCAAGATTTTATGCTGCTATGAATACCTATGAAAATGTTTTTGGTGTACCGGAAGATGATGCGGCTAGTAAGTTGAACAGACTGGGGCAACACGCTCTTGAGAAAAATAACGTTTTCTTTAAAACAAAGTTAAGAAAGCTTGAAGAAGCAGACCCTCTGTTTGCTAAATTAAGGCAAGAGGCGAGAGACAAGACTTACAAAATAGATACCGGGAGGAAAGATCCATATATATCTGAATCTCGAGAGCGTGTAGGTGAAGGAGTTTTAAATAAATATATAGCAGAAAAATACGACGTCCCTATTAATTCAATGGGGTATATTGGTCGTCTAGATACCAAGACGATGGGTTCTTCTTTTGAGGAGGCAGTGTCTGATTTATCTTCTATTGAAATTGTAAAAAATATAGACCTAACAACAGACCCTATTTTAAGAGAACTTATATTTAATAGTGATCCTGAGTTAATTCAAGTATATAAAGCAGTAACTGGTTTAAGAACTGATAGGCTAGATCCCAGAGATTTACCTCCATTTACCGCACAAAATATAAAAGGTTCAGAGGAAGAGGAAATACGTATGCAGGTTAGAAGAGAAATAAGAGAAGATATGAAGAAAAAGAAATGAATAAATACCCTATAGTATCTGGTATGAAAGAAAAAACTAGGCCACCTTTGGTTCTAGTTACTTGGCGTGATGCAGAACATGAATTTGGGTGGAAAGACGGCAATACAAATATAGAGCCTATAGATCTTCCGCTAGTTTATAGCATTGGTTGGTTTATATATTCTAACGAACACGGTGTCAAAATATGTCAAACCTGGACGGTGGATAATCATGCACAGACACTTGTAATTCCAAAGAATATGATTGAGGAGGTAGAAGAGATATGGCCCGAAAAAGAGATAACAAAGACGCCTATAAAAAGTACGGCAAAGCCCACTATGAAAAGAACAAAAAAGCCTACGTCGAGAAAGCCAAGAAGCACAAAGCGATAGAAAAACAAAAGTGGGTAGCGTTCAAAGCTACCTTGTCATGTACTCAGTGTGGAGAAGACCACCCTGCAGCCTTAGATTTTCACCATATAAAGAGAAGTAAAGACAACATAAAAGTTCACGTCTTAGTGAAAGACGGTCGGTTCAAGAGAGCCTATGAAGAGATAAAAAAATGTCTAGTGCTGTGCGCTAATTGTCACAGAAAACTTCATTATGAAGAATACAAAAAAAACCCCCGCACTAGGCGGGGGCAAACTAAGGAAACATGTCAAGATGATTATATCACTCGATCCTCCAAAAGCGCAAGCCCCTCAGCTTGTCTTCTATTACAGACCTACAAACAACCTTGTACCTAAACTTTTTAGCCTCCTCCTTAACGAGAGGCGCCGCACCTTTAGTGTCGGTGCAGGGTAAAAAGAAAGACCACCCTACCTTCAGGGTATTCCAATTAATTTTGTACTGAACTCCCTGTATTTTCATCTTGTAATACGCTTATATATTCCTCTGTGTCTATAAATCCGGCTATAGAGCAGTCAAACTCATAACAATCAACTGCGGGTGATGCTGTCTGTAGCCCCTTATCTATTCTTTTCTTAACTGTTTTTAGGTATATACCATCATTCTTCAGTGAAGCTAAAACGTCTCTCAAGGTTATCTGATTATCAGCACAGTATTTCTTGAAAGGTTTTGTTGCTACGTACATCTTCTGAGTGTCAGGCTCTATACGAACAGATAACTTTGAGCTACGTGGCTCTAGTGTCGGCATTTGCTCACTAACTGTTCTTCTGTCTAGCTCGTTGTTCACAACTAAAATACTCGTACGGTTTTCGTTTATAAACTCTGCTATTGTAGCTGCGTGGTCGGCCGAGGGAGCTTGTATCTCCTGCCTCATGGAATCCACCTCTTTTAACACCCACCTGTTAACTTTTCCAATATCTATCTCTTTAGGTAGTAGGCTTAGTTGTTTTGCTATTCTTGCGCCACCGATATTACACGCAATAATTGCAGACCAAAACCTTTCTCGACTTGTAAACTTACCTTTTTCATCTATGTGTGCTTGCAGTTCTTTTATGTGTTCCACAACTGCATCTCTGTTTTTCACAATATACTGCATGTATATAGGCCCCGCTAAACCGTAGTTTTCTGATAAGGCGTCATCAAACATAGCTTGAGCGAAATCTTTTGGTATTTTACTTTCTGGTGGTACATCAAACTCTAAAAACCTCATAAGCTCACCATCAGGTGTTTTCTTAGCAGCACGCAATTTATCTACCATGGAAGAGTTAGAAGTTGTAATAACTATGGTCGCCCATTTTGTAAAGTTAGCCCGCTCTTCGTTGGCAGATGCCTTCATCCTACCTGCACCTCTACCTTGTGTTATAGAGAATATCAAATCAGAGAACTGCTCTCCCGGCATATTAGTTACTTCATCCATTGCCACTGATATATTATTAAGTACACCCATTCTATGTATCTTCGCAGCTAAGGTATCTTTAGGGATCATTAACAACTCGTTAGGGTCTCCCCACACGCTCATAGCCATACGTAAAGCTGTTGTCTTTCCTGTGCCTGACGTATTGTTAATTAAGTTCACGATACCGCCTTTATAATTTAAAAACTTCAAAAGTGGTGCGCCGAATCCTGTGAAAAAACCAAAAGCTTGTGCGTGCATCTCACGCTCTCCATAAACAGCCGCAATTTTTTTCCACTCTTCTATACTACCCTTTGAATCTAAATGACCTACTAGCTCTTTTACTCTTGACGAGGGAGGACTAAACATTATAGTCTCACCGTTCAATTCTTGTTTACCTAAAATAAATTTAGTGTCGTTGTCTGCCCAACCAAATTGTGATCTCATAATTTCCGCTTTCTTCATCATTTGTAAATGTTTAAAAGACCTGATTATATAGTTTATAATCTCGCCCATCTGTTTTTTACCGCCGATTATACCGCTGTGCGCTAACTTCTTTTTTGCTTCTTCAGTTGACAGCACGTCTTTGGCAGATATAACCAAACCTTTTTCTCCGTCCAAGGGGAGTGTGTGCTTTATAACTGCGACTTCTCCATCGACTGGGTCTATCATTCTTTTATCTAGGTACAACCTGTGCTCGTACACTAATGTCGGTTCTTCTTCCTCTACCTGTGCATATATACCACCGTTTTTTGCGAACATATAAGGCCAAGGTAATTCTGGTAAAGGCTCCTCCTCTTCAGGGCTATCACTTTCATACTCTGCTATAACCTTGTCACCCAGTTGTATTGGGGAAGTTATCTTACCTTTATGTGGGCAACCCTCACAGCCCTTTGGGTTGAATTTTTCAAACGTCTCGCATTTGTATGGTTTGTCTATTGTTGTGTTTGCCGCAGTCACTGTATCGGTAAAACTATATTTAGAGGACTCTTTAGACATCTCATGTATTGCCTCTTCACCGTCGGCGCAGTTTCTAGCTACGGAAAGTCCTGCTCTCCACAAATTGTAGTCAATACCTTCTTGGTTTTCTCTTATAAATTTTATTTGGTTGCAGGTAGTTATGTTACTAAAAACACTTTGCTTGTCTCCTGCAAGAGCCATTGTTAACGGATCAGCTTTTTGTCTATCAGGTGATGTTTGTACCTCACCTACAATGCCCTTAAAAGCAAAAAAGCTTATTGGTTTTTGATAGCCTGTTATAAGGCTACATTTTTTTGGTGGTTCAGTTTTATAGTTATATGAATCTGGTAATCGTAGTATCCTACCTTCGTCTTCTGTTACTGCAGGGTCGGCATAGAATTTGTGCCGAGTACACAGCGCTTTTAAAGACTTAGCTACCGGTTTCCAATCTTTAGGATGTATAGTATTTTCAAGAACCCAGTAAGCGTGTATTCCATTACCTGAGTTAACTACTGTTGGTTTTGGTAGTCCTACTGTGTCGCAGAACTGTCGTAGAGCCGCAGCCCCCTCTCCCTGATCTTTATAGTCTTTGAGGGGTCCGCAGTCTACATCAAGATAAAAAACTTTACAGTACTCGGCGGTGGCTTGAGAGCGTCTTTCTGTGTTGTATCTGCTACAACCAAAATAAATGTTACGCTTTTCAGATTTCCACTTCTCTATGAGTTGGTAGGCTTCTTCAAAAGTCTTTACACATTTCTGCGTAGTGTCTCTTTCTCCTTTGAAGCCACCTACCCATAGCCACCCTTTCTCTCCTAAAACATACTCTAGGAAACCCATTAGTCGTCTGTCTCTGTCCAAGCACTCATTACAGACTCTAAGTCTTTGGATTCAGTTTTCGGAGTACCGTCTGAGTTATGCGTAGCCTTCTTTACTGCTTTTTTCTTAGGCTCCGGAGGCTCGGAGGGTTCCTCAAGTTTTAGCGGTGCGACATCTTTTTTCACGCCTATAGATAAAGTTATGGCTTGGTTTGCTAGAGGGGTTTTACCCTTCTCTGTCGCCTTCATCCACTCATCTCTTTCTAAGAAGCGCACAGGTTTAAATACAAGCTTAGGTGTGTCTGAGTCGCTGTCAAACTTCATCTCAGTCACTAGAGTGCTGATACTTTTACCCTGCGTATTTAGGTACTTCGCATACTGCTGAAACGGCATTTTGTTTAAATCTTTTGAAGTGCCGAATATAGACGTAGCAGGTAACGTAAGCTGATAGATATCTCCATCTATGTCATCCGCTAACACAACAGCAAGACGTTGTTGGAATCTGCAAGCTCTACTATTACCCATGCCAGAACCTTGAACGTTTTGTGGGCAAGTTGCACAGTTGGTGCTTTGTGGGTTTTCTACTGCCTCATCTGGTTTAGAAGAATCACTAGACCAACAATCAGGTGCAATGCTTTCTCCTGCAACATAAGGACCGGAGTAGTATTGCCTATGTAGTTTCGGCGCACCGTTTGTAACTACAATATTCATCGAACGATTCTCGTTCTTAGCAACTTCTTCTCCACCTACCATCAAACGAAAGACGGAACCACGGATAGATATTCTCTTTAATCCACCACCAGAACCACCTCCAAGGTTTTTTGTAAGGTCATCATCTTGCACCTCTTTTAAATAGTCTGGTGCCGACTGTGTGAGTGAAAACTCGCTCATTTAATTCTCCTATTTTCTACGAACTGTAACGGAATATTTACTGTCAACGTTTAACCCTTCTGGTAATACTTCAGGGTTCTCTTCTAAAAACAACTTCATATTGGACTGGTGTATTCTCCTTTCTAATAAATCGAACGCATCATGGTTCTGAATAAAGTTATACATAGCCTCCCAATTATCTGTCCAATATCGGGCTTTGATGGTTTGGTAGGCTGTGCCGTGTGGGGTTTTAATACTTGTTGCGCCTGTCTGCTTTAAGATGTTTTGTAGCTGTTGGTTAATAACATCTAACTCTTCATCTAGCTTGGCGATTTTTTTATCCGCTTCTCTGCGAATCTTGTCTTTAGTGTCTCTTATTTTTAAGAGAACTTTTACTAACTCTTGTGCGTTAAAGTCTGACATGGTTTACTTCCTTTCGTCTCAAATTGTACTTCTTCGTTATACAGCATTCGACACACTTATATTAACAAAGTTCAAAAAATCAATCAAGAAATTTCAACTTCTTTTTTGTAAAGGTCGACTAATTTAGTATGGTTTTTTAATTTATTTTGTAGCATGTCGTACAACCTTTTTTCTACTGGGCTACCTCCTACGTGCACAACTGTCATAGGATTATTTTGTCCGGGCCTGTCTATTCTTGCGTTAGCTTGTAAGTATGTTTCTAGGGATGTGACAGGTGCGTACCATATGATTGTGTCTGCGGCAGTTAGGGTTACCCCGTGCGACGCCGCCTGTGGTTGAATAATTAAAACATTCGGGTGTTTAGTTTCTTGAAACGATTTAAATATTTGTGCCCTCTTGTTTACGGGGACTGAGCCATCTATTATTTCGCTAGTTATTTTGTGTTTGTCTAGGTATTCGCTAAGTAGTTGTATAGTGTGTCTAAACGGCACAAATATCAGAACTTTGTTACTAGCTTCCTCTATAACTTCACGCACAACGTTTAGTCGATTAGATACATCAAACTCTATTGTCTCTTTGTTGTCGGTGTAGACTGCACCACCCGATATTTGTAGTAGTTTATTTAAATTAACAGCCGCATTTACAGCACTTATTTCTTCTCCGGCGGCAGTCATGTACATATCTTGCTTTAACATTTTGTAGTATTTATCTTGCTGTGGGGTCATAGGTGCTTCTCTACTAACGTGTGTGACGGGAGGTAGATCCAGGCACTCTGCTTTTGTAAATCTTACTGCAGGTTGTAACATATTAAACACCGTGGATTCTGCATCATCTCTTGGCATCCATCTAAACCTACCTACGTTATACATAACCATGTCTCTAAACCTACCAAAAAATCTAGGGCACCTGTCAGGCACACATAGTTTACCTAGGCCAAAGGCATCAACTGGAGATTGCGCCGCAGGAGTTCCTGTCATTAACCACAACCATGTGTCTTCCCCTATTAGTCTCTGCATAGACTTCCACCGTTTTGTAGTCACAGATTTGTAGGCGTTTGCCTCGTCAATAATAATTAAGTCAAACCCTGCTTTCTTGATGTCTTCTTCTACAATCTCTATACCATCGTAATTAATAATTACATATTCGGCGTCTGAGTTAATTATATCTTTACGCTTTTCCCGTGTACCGTATGCTATGTTAACTGTTCTGTGTAGCGCAAACTTAAATAAATCTGCTTGCCACGCAGAGTGCATAATAGACAACGGACATACAACTAACACCCTTTTAATTTTACCAAGCTTCATTAAATAATCTGACGCCCATATAGAAGAAGCTGTTTTACCTGTGCCCTGTTCGTTAAAACAAAAACCACGTTTCGTTATAGATAAGAAAGACGCTGTTATTTTCTGGTGTTGCATGGGTTTAAAAGCGCCCGCCCATTCGTAGTCTCTTTCCATGGGAGAAGGTACGTTTTTAAATTTAAGTTCTTTTAAAGCTTTTGCTTCCTCAAACCCCCAGTTAACCAATACTTTAGTGAACTCGCTGTCTTTCCTAATAACTTTACTTTTTGCAATGGCGTTAACTATGCGGTCAGGGTATTTGGTGTTTACCAATAAAGCTTTGTTATCTACTACTTGCATTATGCTTTTTTCACTGATCTATCAGAGTTACGTTTAAAAGATCTGTTCGTACTAGCTTTAACAACTCTAAGGTTTTTCTTATTATTAGTGCCTCCTTTAGAAAGAGCTTTCTTGTGGTCAATATCTTTACCCTCTCTTCTGTCGGCTTTACCATTTTTGTTTTTGTCTACGCCTGTTTTGTCCATAGCGTATCTAGCACGTTCACGAGCATTACGTCTTTCTTGCTCATCTTTTCCTCGTTTCTTTTGTTGTACGTATTCTTTTTTATAAGGTCTTGGTTTATTTACGTAAGGCATTTATTATCTCCTTTTTTATAATGTTGTTTAGACCTTGCTTCACTGCCGACTTCTCTGTGTAGCCAAGTGCATATTATGTTAGGGTCAGGAACAAAAATAAATTTATTTGCAAGCAACGTTTCTTGTCGTTTACTCACTTTCCAAAATATCATACTTCGTCTCCCCACACGTCCCAACCCTGTGTTTTTTGTCTAGCAAATAGTTCTATTCTAGGCAAATTACCACATAATTTAACAATATAATCTTTTACTATATCTGGTTTTTTACTGTGTTTTTCAATCGGAGTATCAACCACACTTAAAACACTAGCATCTACTCTTTTTGGTTTACCCTTTACAGAAAGCAAGCAAAGTTCTGGGTTAGATCTCGTCCAGTTTCCCATGCCCATGAACCAACTATCTTTAATTTTATTTTTTTTCACCCAAGTGAACCCACAAGTTTTATACTCAAACCCCCACGCTTTTATAATCTCAAAGACATTTGGTAACTGAGGCATAGTGACCCACATAAAAAGTACGCAATTATTAGCTGTAATATTTTTAACAGGCAAACTACAAATCCACTTATGGTCTTGTACATCATACTTGAAACTAGCGCCTCTTTCACCTGAAGACGCTGTGTCTTTATACTTCCATGGAGGATCAGCATAAATAATTTCGTATTTTTTATTCGGGAGCTTCATATCTCACAACCTCCCGCAGTACAAGCTAACTCCTGCACGCCCTTAACATTGTCATCATCTTCTACTAACTCAGCCCAGTTTATTTTTGTAGGCATCTTAGCTAACATTTCATTGTACTCCTGCTCGGTGCATTCTTCATAGGGAGCTTGTTTGTAAGTCCCACCATCCCAAGGCAAGAAAGATATACCCGATATGTCGTTGAAGTTATTCCATACCCAAGCACCTACATCTAACCACTCATGCTCTTTTACAGAAATAGTTACCGATGGCTTATGTTCACACCAATGTTTCTGATACATCATCCACAATTCCAAGTGGTCAACCGCTGTTAAGTCTTCTCTAACTTTACAACCGTCTGGAGATTTTATCGGAAAGGAAAACACAGCGGTCGAGTCTGGTTTCATTACACAATCTTCCGTTGGTATACCCGCTTCCTTTAAGAAGTGTGTGAGAGGGTCTTTTTTATCTCCACGAACCCTGCGAATATAATGAGGGCTATGTCTAGTATGAATACCACTGGCAGAATTAACAAGCTGACTAACAGTGCCAGAAGGTTTGACACAAGTAATCGCAGTCGATTGAGGGATTCCCAAAAGAACAGATAAGTCAGCGTTTGTTTTAACAGCCGCCTGTTTGAGTTGCTCAAGTTTTTCTTTAGTATCATCGTTAACTTCTGACATCCATTTATTATCTAGTATACCAGTCAACGACACCCCAAGAAGTCTTTCTTCTTCAGTATTCTTTTTCCATACTTTCCGTAAATAGGGGAAGTTTGTAAGTGTGGCTTGCCATGTGCCTAATATAGTAGCTACCTCAACTTTTTCTTTTATAGTTTCAAACGTGTCATCCTCACGCACCACAACTTCTGAAAGATTACAGAACTGGCCGCCTGTTCCTGTAATTGGTTGTCCATTCTTGTCTAACTTACAACCACGCAAAATAATCTCACTGCATGGATTTGTGCCAAAGTCATAATTAATATCTCTTCTACCATTATTAGCAGCTTGTCTCTTAGATGCGTCTCTAGAAAATATACCTCGTTCTCCAGAATGACTGTTATATAAACTTGTCCACTCATGTAAGAACAAACTTACATCAGGTTTCTCTTCATATATAGCTGAATTATTAGCCAACGCTCTTTGACCGTTTTGCTCCCACCATGCGCCTGACTTACACTCTCTCATTCTTGAATCTTCTAAATCAGACAGGGAAATCATAGCTGATCTACGCACACCGCCGACCACAACAATCTGACCTACCATACACATTATGTCGTGACACTCTATAGAAGAAAGTTTTCTCCCACAGGCTTGTTTGAACTTGTTGATGGTAAATTTAAATAATTCTTCTAGTGGGGCAGGACCACTTGCCCTACCTCCAAAGGTTTTTAGTTTTGCCCCTGCTGGTCGCACTTTAGATAAGTTCCATTTAGGTATTTCACCAGAATATAATAAAGCAATAAGTTGCCTCAAACTCTTAGCCCAACCTTCTTTACTGTCGGACACAGATATAGTAGTGTCTGATTCAAACATTTTCTCAGGTATCTCAGGAAGTTTTTGTATGTATTTTTGTTCTACAGAAAAGCCGACTCCTGTACCGCACAATAGGATATACATAGCTTCGTCAAAAGCTTTGGGGTCGTCAATCGGTAAATAAGAACAGTTATATCCTGCTGTGTTATCTCGTGCCAACGCTTTACCTGCTGTCATTATGGCTCGCATACTCGGCATAACTTCTAGGTTACATATTGCTTCATGCACTCTAAACTTAGTAGGCGTATCTACTACATGTCCATACTCGGCTTCTAGGTGGCTTACCATAAAATCCATATATCTACTTACAGACTCATGCCAATCTTCTCTGCGGTTTTCTTCAGGTAAATATCTTGCGTAACGACTCTTGGCGATGAATTGACTATAACTATCCATTAGTTCCCTTTCATTTCTTTTATCAATCGGTTTAAATACCACAATGCTTTTTCTAAATCTTGCAACGTGTTCTCTTTCTCTTCTGCTCTACTTAAATATTTCATTGCGTTTAATCGTAAATAAGTCTGAAACCCATGAGGTGTAGACTTTGCTTTTAGATACTCTATGGTCTCCATACCACCTTTCATATAATGCTCTGGATGGTTGACCATATCTTTACTTTTTCTCACTACACGTACCCCCCATTGTGTTCACAATCTGTTACAGGACAATAATTCCTACAAGTAAAGTTAGGCACCGGATTCCACACATCTGTTTCGTATGCCTTATCTAGTCTTTCTACATCAAACTTAAAATTATCAGCTAGAGAGTCTATTTGGTTTCTTACATAGTTCGTCTTTACCAAGTCTTTAGACACCACGAACAATAGTCCTGCTTTTATGTAGTTAACTTTTGGGAAGTGTTTGAACGTGGCAACAGACAGTATTTGTAGCTGTTTAACATCAGCGTAACGTGAGCTTTTGCCTGTTTTGTAATCTATTACATAAGCTGTGTCGTTGTGGTGAACTATTAAATCGGCTATACCTCTCCACCAATAGTTTTTATCTTTAAACCCACAGGGTTCTAAATCTTTAGTCAAACCCATCTCATGCTCGCAAAGCTTCTCTCCCTCTAGCTTTTTTAAAATGTTTAGGTAAGGTTCTAAATAGCGGAACTTTTCTGGAATTACGGTGTCCTGACGTACATAGTCTTCTGCCACTTTGTGCGCTTCTTTTCCGTACATTAGGGCTGTGTTGTCTTCCTGCTTTATATCTTTTACCACCCTAAGCCTGTGATACTTTCTAGGGCACTGTTTAAATAAAGACAACGATGAATAAGACCATTTAGCCATAAGATTTCCCATATTCTGTTTCACAATCTAGCGGTAGGTCTTGACACCAATCTGGTCTCCACTTCATACATTTTGTAACGTATGCCGCCGCCTCTTCAGCTTCCTCTTCTCGTGCAATACATGCTACAGCGTCATGTACTGTTAAAACAACTTTATATTTTTTAGCCACCTTTAACATTTGCTCGCCTATTACGCATTTAGCTACAGCTTGACATATGTTCTCGACTACTTTCCCACCATAAATGTTTATTCTGTCCTTCCTACTTCTATAAGAAAAGTAGTATTCTCCATTAGGGTTTTGTTCTTTTTTAAGGTCTGGATACTTTAGTTGCAAACCGTTAGGTAAATCGAACCCTATGTTGGGGATAACCCCTAAAGCCTGTTTTTTATGTGTCACCTCTGTGTATAGACCCTTTATTATGGCTTCTAGACCTGCTTGCGCTTTTCTCCAGAAGTTAGGTATGGCAGAATATACCCTTCTGTAAGTATGAATAATTTTCTTACACTCTTCGACATCTAAATCTTTACCGAAAGTCTTTAATTGTATACTAAATTTCTTCGCACCCATACCATAACCGCAACCCAATATTGTCGTTTTGCCTACGAAGCGTTCCTCACTTGTTATGTCTTCTATTGGCCTGTTATATATTTTAGAAGCCATTATCTTATATACATCATCCCCATTTGCAAAGGCCTCTACCAAGTCATTCTGACCCGCCAACCAAGCCAATACCCTAGCTTCTATCTGTGAAGTC